TGGTTTAAAAATATTGTCTTCTATGTAATTTACTTTTACACCGTGTTTTTCAGCGCCTTTTCCAAATGCCAATAGTTTATCTACTTTACTTCCACTTGTGGTTCTCAAATAGATGTTTAGTGTTTTCATTATTCTAAATCAATTTTATTAGTGTCTTCATACATATCAAACCATTCTTGCGAATAGTCACAGTCTTTGTAATATTTAAAATAAGGCCCACCTTTTGTATAGTGTACTAACTTTGCACTATAATTATATTCGTATTCACCAACTAACCAATTCCATTCCTCATCTATCTTACCAATTAAGTCTTCACTTTCTAACCATTTGAATTGATGAAGTTCTAACCCACTAGCGTTGTTTACATAATCTGGTGTTAACGCTAAACATTTGCCACAATTAAATATCATCATACTAGACCAATTTTTTTTAGGATAAACTGTTTGTGGTTGATTTTTAAACTTAACTGTTGTGTTTGGTGTATAGTCGTGTTGTACACATTGAACAGCATATTGTGTTGTTCTTTGTCGCCAGAGTAAAGATATATCCGCTCTCGCTAACATATCACAATCCATAAAAATAGCGTGACCTGAATAGTTACAAAGATATGGAACCAAAAATCTACTAAACGCAAACTCTGTTGATTGTATTTTTAATCGTTCTCTAACAAATATATCTCTTATGTTTTGTAATCGTATAGGTGTAATTGATATTGGTTGTGTTGAGTGTTTTAATAAACTATGTGATAATGTACTAAATGCTACTTTTTCATTATCATCATATCCTACAAAAATTCTAATCATACTTCTTTTCCAGCTAACATCACTTTTGCGTTAGGGTATCTACTTTCAACAATTTGTTTTGCTTCTGATAATGTTCTTCCTTCTTCAGCAACTTTCATTGGACCTTTATTGGGTAGAGTTACCCAAAAATAATACTTTATCATAAATTTACCTCTGGACTTTTACCTGTTAGTTTTCTTTTACCTTTTGTATGGTCATAAACTGTACCTAATATTGATCTTGCTTGTACGTGACCAGGTCTATTGTCACCTATATTATTATTCTTTACTTTCATATCTTCTTCAAAAACTTTTCTAACATAATCCCAAACATAACTATCGTGGTATTCACTTAAACTATATATCTCATCATAATCATACATCTTTTTCATATAACGAGCATAGTTTCTCGTTTGATTATGTTGCATATTAAAATACAAGAAACCACATTCACTGTAATTACTTCCTCGACCTAGATATGACATCATACAATCGTCTTTATGAATATGTTTTTTAATCCAATCTACATCAATTGATTTATAGAATACACTATCAGCGTCAATACAAATTAAACCATCTATATCTTTTGAACAATTATCAATGGCGTGTGTATATGCATAAACTTTATATGAAAATCTTACACCATCTTTCTTAAATGATTCTACTTTTCTATGTTTATTTCTTTCTATGAATTTTTTGAGATCAGGTATCTTATCAAACATATCATCATCTTCATTATAAACAATTAAATCAAATGGCCAATTATATGTGGATTGAAATCTGTGAGCGTATTGTTTAAATAACTTATTATTCCAACTAGTGACTACTTGAATTTTCATAACCAACTTTCGCAATATAAAAACTATCAACAATATCTGATACAGGATTACCTATTTTCTCTACATCAAATATTTTTTTTAAATTTGTATTTGTTTCTTTTGAAAATGATTCATACATCAAATCCTTATCGGCGTTCCCTTTACCTGTTGCGCCTTTCTTAACGACACTTGGTACGACAGTATCATAGTCAACACCAAACTGTTGTAATCTATATTTTAATATACCACAATTTTCTGCTATTTGAAATACTGCTTGTCCTTTTGATCCAAAAGAATATCCTTCTATATAAACTTGTTGATGAGTATGGAAAGTTTCTTTGATTGTGTCGAATGCCCAATCAGATATTTGACTAAATCTATGTATAGGAGTATTATATTCTTGGTGTTCAAAGCCGAAAATGTTTTTTGACATTGGCCCAATATATTTTTTCTTATTTGTTAAATAATAAAACTGACTGTTTTCAAATATAAAATCTTTAGTTACACAAATGGCAGGACTTGTTAAACTATAATCAATTCCAATTATCGTCTTCGGATTCGTTAATCCAGATTGTGTCTTCTTCATCATCTTCTAGTTCCTCTACTTCGTGTCCACAGAACGGACAAGTTAATGGTTCTAAATCCTGAACCTCTATGTCCCATTCTACAGTATATTTAGTTTCGCAACTAGAACAAGTTTTTTGTCTTTTCTCAATCATTATAATTTAAACTTCTTAAATTGATCTTTCTTAACATCTTGTTTGATACCACCGATCACATAACTTTCGATTTCTGTTTCTTGTGGTGCGTTTTGTGTTGATCTGCTATTTAACCAATGGTCAACCCAAGGTAATGGGTTTGTTTTCTGATCATAAACAGGTTTTAATCCAATTGCTTTCATTCTTCTATTTGCCATATATTCTACAAATTGATGTAATAGTTTTTCTGATAATCCAATCATAGAACCTTGAGAGAACAAATAAGTCGCCCATCTCTTTTCTTCTTGTACTGCTTCATCATACATTTTATATACATCATCTTCAGTATCTTTAATTACTTTATTCATTACTTTATCATTTTCAACATCTCTATAATTGTTTATAATTCTTTGAGATACTGCCAAGTGTTGACTTTCATCTCTGGCGATAAATGATATAATCTTTGCTGAACCTTCTAATAGTTTTAACTCACCAAACGCAAATGAACAAGCGAAAGATACATAAAATCTTAAGCCTTCTAATATGTTTACAGTCACTAACGCTTTCCATAATTTTTTCTTTAGTTCATATTCATCAATTTTTGATTTATCTAAATGCCACTTATGACCTATGTTAATTAAATCATCATAACATTGTGTTACTGATTGTGCTCTTTTTTCTATCTTTTCATCTTTGATAATTGTATCAAACACGTCACTAGGGTCGGAATATAAGTTTTTAATAATGTATGTATAACTTCTACTATGGATAGTTTCCATAAAGTCCCAAGTTACAATACAACCTTCTAATTCTGGTAAAGAACAAAATGGTAAGAATGCCAAACAAGGACCACGACCTTGTACACTATCTAACATAGTTTGATATTTTAGATTAGATGTAAAGATTGATTTTTGTTCTGGTCTTAACTCTGCGTAATCGTTTCTATCTTTTTGTAAAGATACTTCTTCTGGTCTCCAAAAATAACCTAATTGTTGTTGTGTCAACTTGTCAAAAATAGGATACTTCATAGTATCATATCTTTGTACTGCCAAGTCTTCACCAAAGAACATTGGTTGTTTTAAGAAACTGACATCTTTACTTTTATTAAAAACTGATCTACTCATTGCGTTTTATTTATTACTTTCTTAAATTGTACAAGAATCACAGTTCTCTGGATCCTCATCTTGCTCTACTGGTTTATCTTCAGGTACATTGTCATTGAAACCTACTGGATGTGCAGGTTCGTCAATATCTTTTTTAGCGTCATATGTGTTTTGATAATATGAAGTCTTCCAACCCAATCTATAAGTTGTTAATAAGTCTTGTGCCATTTGTGATATTGGCACTTGGTTTTCTTCAAAGTGTTCTGGATTGTATGACCAGTTACCTGATATTGCTTGGTCAAAATACTTTTGCATTACAGCAACAACATTTATATAACCTTCGTTTGATTTCATATCCCATAATAAAGTATAATTGTTTTTAAGTTTCTTATACTCTGGTACTACTTGTTTAAGTGGACCTTTTTTAGATTTCTTAACACTTAAATAATCTCTAGGTGGTTCAATACCGTTAGTAGCATTTGAAACCACACTAGAGGATTCAGATGGCATTTGAGCAGAGAGTGTGCTATGTCTTAATCCATGCTCTTTGATTTCTTTCCTTAACCACTCCCAATCATAAGTTAGATTTCTGGTTACAACCTCGTCTACCTCTTTCTTGTAAGTGTCTATTGGTAAGATACCATCAGAATATTTTGTTCTATCAAAGTATTCACATTTACCTTTTTCTTTTGCAACTTGATTACTTGCTTTTAATAGATAATATTGAAATGCTTCTGTTAGTTTATCAACTTGTTTCCAACCCATCTTTTGTTCATACGAATAACCTTTTTTCGCAAGATAGTGAGCAAGACCGATATAACCTATACCTAAACTTCTTCTTGCCTTTGTAGATATTTCTGCTGCTCTTACTGGATATTGTTGATGATCTATGATTTCATCTAATCCTCTAACAGCAATCTCGCATAGTTCTTCTAATTCATCTCTTTTGTCTATTGTACCTACATTAATCGCAGATAGAATACATAAAGCAATTTCACCTTCACCATCTATGTGTTGTATTGGATCAGTTGGTAAAGTAATCTCTTGGCATAGATTTGACATTCTAACTAAATCTTTAAATGATGAGTGAGTGTTACAATGATCTATATTCATAATATAGATACGACCAGTTTCTGCTCTTTCTTTTAGTATGTCAAAAAATAGTTCTTGTGCATTTACTTTCTTTTTCTTAATAGATAATTTTCTTTCTGCCTTTTCATAAAGTTCGTCAAACTCTGGCGTACCCCATGCTTCATATAGTTCAGGTACTTCGTGTGGTGAAAATAAAGTTATGTCTTGTTCTTGTATAAATCTTTCATAAAACAACTTTGATAATTGGATTGAGTAATCTAATTTTCTAACTCTATTATCTTCACTACCTTTATTATTTTTAAGAACAATGATGTCTTCTATTTCTTGGTGCCAAATAGGGAAGTGAACAGTAGCACTACCGCCCCTAACTCCATTTTGAGTGCAGCACTTAACTGTTGCCTCAAATTTTTTAAGGAAGGGAATAACGCCTGTGTGTTGTACTTCACCCCCTCGTATCCTTGCATTGATACCACGTATTCTACCAGCGTTAATACCAATCCCAGCACGCTGCGCAACATAACGTCCGATAGCCATATCACTAGAAAAAATACTAGGTAAAGTATCATCAGTATCAACCAAAACACAACTTGCATACTGTTTGAGAGGAGTTCTAACACCCGCCATAACTGGCGTAGGAATATTGATTTTGAATTGCGAAATCGCATCATAATATTTTTTAACATAAGTCATTCTCTTTTCTTTTGGATAGTTCATAAAGACAGATGCAGAAATCATCATATACATAAACTGTGGTGTTTCAAATATTTCACCACTACTTCTGTCCTGTACCAAATACTTGTCAATCACTTGTCTTAAACCAGCATATGTAAACGTATAATCTCTTTCGTGGTTTAACCAGTTCTCCATTCTATCAAAATCTTTCTTTTGATATTTTTCTAATAGTTCTGGATCGTAAATCTTTTTGTCAATTGCTTTCTTAACGTGTTCGTAAATATGTGGATGGTCCCATAGTCTACCAAAGACTTGTTTTCTTAATGAATATAAAAGTAATCTTGCTGCAACATATTGATAGTTAGGAGTATCTAAAGAAATAAGATCAGCAGCTGACTTAATTAAAATTTGTTGAATATCATTTGTAGTAATGTTATCATAAAATTGTAAACCACTTGACATCTCAACTTGTGATGATGATACACCTGTTATACCCTCACAAGCATATTCTACCATCTCGTGGATTTTTTCAATGTTCAATAGCTCTTTACCTCGTTCACCTCTTTTTATTACATTGATATTTTCAGCCATTGCTTCTCCTATACTTTCTTATATTCGTTTAATTTTGTTAATGCGGATAATTTTGAATAAGTGTTGTTATGTATAATATCAGAAACTTCTGCTTTTGTCAACCCTGACATTATCATATCGTTTACATCTTTTGATTGAATCTCACTTGGCCATATTACAACGTTACAATCTTTTTCTACCACACTGTACATTCGTTTTACTATTTCTTTATTTCTTGGTTCGTTATCAAATATATATGTTATCTGATCGTTTGGTATTTTATTTTTTAATACTAAATCAGCTCCAGCAGCAGCAAGACAATTATCAATAAAAAGACTATCAAGTGGGCCTTCTGTGATGAAGATAGGTCTTTGAAAATTAACTCTTTCAAGGCCGTAAACTTTTTGTTTGTTTTCATCAAGTTTTACCGTTAGATACTTTGGTTGTTCTTTTCCAAATGATCGACCTTGAAACGCAAAAAGTTTACCAGTCGCATCATAAAAAGGTATTATCAATCTTGGGTGATCAGTTTTAGTCTTATATGTATTTGGCTTAATCTTGTTTACCAACTGACCAAACTTGTCACAGAAGTATAATATATCAAAAAATTCAACAGGTATCTTTCTGTTGATTACATATTGTTTTGCTGGGTGTCCATCATCTAATTGTTTTATAGTTTTCAAATCAGTTATAATATTAGTTTCTTCAAACACAGGTTTGAAATCAAATGAAGGCTTCGGTGTCGCAGGAGCCCCTTTCTTATATCTTTCTAAAAGATATTCAGAATACATTTTTGGATCCATTGACTTGATGAAGTTCGCCAAGTTTTGACCCATACCACAATTGTGGCATTTAAAGAACATATCATTTTTAACTCTATAAAAATATGCTCTCGATTTTAGTTTTGATTTTTTCGAATCACCACAATGTGGACAACGAAAATTAAACAAGTAGTCATTCTTTTGTTTGAATTGACTTAACCTTGATTTTAAATTAGATATAAATTTTAGATCAATATAGCTTGACATAACACAAAGACTAATATACTATATATTCGTCAAAATGTCAAGTCTAAGCGCCATTCAGCATGTGTAATAATGGCATTAAATTCTTTGATAATATCCACCCGATAGCCAACGCACCACCCATTATAACCCATTTATAACGCTCTAGCGTACCAACTCTACCACCTATATCATTCTTTAAAGACTTGATTTCTATTAACACTCTTTTCTCTGTTAATTCAATGTCTTTCTTTAATTCTCTATATACGTCAGATATTTCTTCTGCTCTATCTTTAAGTTTATCGAATATTACTTCGTCTATCTTTTCTTGTCTTTGGATTTTTTCTTCGTGTACAGCCAACATAGATTTAATAGATGATGAAACATCTGTTAATCTATCAATAGCAGTATCTAATCTACCTTGAATGCTATTGACATTTTCAATATCTTTTCTTAAAGACTCAATGTCAATTTTTATATCTGTTGTATCTTTGTCTGCCATTTAATTCTACCGTTAGGCGTTTTAATTATAGTCGTAAGTCCCGATGGGCAATGTACATAGAAAGTACAGTTTTATAAATTGACTATAATATTATTTATTTTAATGTGAAAGTCTATTGACTATGCTACCCACTGGTGTTTACGTAGTGTATTTAGTCTTTTTA